CATAAATATGCAGTGTCACCTATCGATGGAACACCTAACATTCTAGTTGATGATAAGCCTAGTAATATCGATAGGTGGGTTCAAGCTGGTGGTATCGGTATCCGATATCAAGCAAACCAAGACGACTTGAACGAATATCTCTTACCACTATTGGAGGCAAACTATAGATGAAGTGGCTATTGATTTCAATGATGTTGAATAATCCTATGGTATATGCCGATGAGGCAACCTGTAATAAGGCTGTAAAGGCTATATCCAAGATGGATCCTGAGGCCGTGTGTATTCCGGCTGGTGTAGATGAAGGTGAGGAAAGGGCTCAAATGATCCGTAAATTCCTTAAAGCTATGACAGATAGTATGGAACAAAAATAAAAAAATTTACAAGCCTTTGATTTTGTTGCGAAAAAAAGTGCATTTTTTTGTGTACAAACACAGAAAAACAGTGTAGAATAGTTTCCATAATGAGAAAAGGAAATGATATGCAAACTTATGAAGAACGTATGGCTCTTATCAAAGCTGCTCATAAGAAAATCAAGCTTCGTGAGAAGTGGCAGAAGCAGGCTCGTATCGCTAAGCGCTGGACCGATGAGGTTGAGCGTGAGCGTAAGCCTTTAGTCAATCTGACTGAGAAGTATGATGGCGGTGAGTCCATGATCCATTTTACTGATAACAGCAAATATCTCAACGAGCACTACGGTGATCGTGTACGTGCCGCACGTGCGTATGATGAGGACTGGGGCTAATGGCTATGCACCTTCTTCCGGTGTACTACACCACTACGGCTACGCGTAAGCGCAAGGGTAGGAAGAAGACTCAGTCTCAGTTAAGTGCTGATGCTGCGCATGCAAAGTTTCTCAAGAGGGTCGGGTACACTGGTAAAGGTAAGGCTCATAACTCAATACCTGATTATAAGTCTGACCGCCAGTGTGCCCCTACCTCTGACGTCATTGCAGTACCAGGCACTGGTTCAAAGCGTCAGGAGAATAAGTATACAGGTACACTGATTAAAGGCATCGCTCAAATGCATAAGTCCAATGCAGTACCTGTGATTAGTAGAGAAGATGCCGTTAACATAGCTAATATGAGGAGGGGCTAATGGCCTACACGTACGATGAGATGCTCGATCAATTGACTGATCGAATTTGCCGTGTTGTGTTCACTAAGAAAAATGGTGAAGAACGAGATATGAAGTGTACTCGTAATATGACTATCATTCCAGAAAATCAAACACCTAAAGGTGTTGAGACTACTGTTAACACTGAAGTCATTAAGGTATATGATGTTTTGGCAGAAGGATGGAGATCCTTCCGCGTAGAAAATGTAACTAATTTTGAATAAGCTGTGTACAAACCTATAAATTCGTGTTAGAATAGTTCTATCGAATGGAGGTAATGTATGGCTAAAGTATCACTCAAGAAGAAACCTAAGGTGAGAGCTCCCGTTCGTCGGCGTACTGGTTTAGCTGGTGCACCGACCGATAGTTGGAACGGCTTCAAGTACTATGTACATACTGAAGTAGATCCAAAGGAGATCGCTAAAATCACCCGTGATTGGATTCGTAAGAATTTCAAAAAGGAGTCGTCATTTCTTCTCAGTGGTCCTGCGTACGCGTACACACTCTTTTCACACGTAGCTGCTACAATACACTGGCAAGAAATTAATGGTGAATTCCCAGAGAATTGGGATGCTAAACGCTGCCTAGATAGTTTTGTAGAAAGGCTACGTGAACAGTGCAGTAAAAAAGCATCTAGTGCTGCAGATAGTGATGCAACGGCTTTGCCTAGTGTCTCTCCTGCAGTGCGTATGCAACGTAAGACGGATAACTTTATCGCTGACGTCGAAGGCGTCATTGATGAGTTTCCAGATACATTTGAGTCCGACTTTAACATGTACAATGAACTCACACGTATTGAAGCTGCCTTTGCCACGGCTAAGGCTGTATACGAGAAGTATCTTCCTTTACAAGAAGAGCTTCGTGAGTTAATAGAAGATAAACCATCAGACCTAGTAGAAAGCTATGGTATGATGAAAATCAATCAGCGTAAGAAGTACAAAGCATTTATTGATGACATTGTATCTGATGCTGAGAAGTACATGAACAAGAAGCGTGCAGTTAGGCAGGTTAAGCCTAAGGTACGTACTGCAGATAAGCAAGTTGCTAAGATGCAGTATGCTAAAGAAAATAAAGACTATAAGATTGCTTCAGTCAATCCAGTCTCTATTGTCGGTGCTCAACGAGTCTTCGTCTTTAACGTTAAGTATCGACGTTTGACGGAGTATGTCTCTAACTCGTCTAACGGGTTCGAGGTCAAAGGTACTACACTTCAGAACATTAATATGGAGGAGTCTAATCAACTTACGCTACGAAAACCTGAAGATATCCTAACAGTTGTACAAAGCGGCACAGCCCGCGAGATACGACAGAAGATTAACAGTCTGACAACCAAGCCATCTAAACCAAATGGCCGTATAAATACAGACACTATTATTATGAGGACATTCAATAAATGAGTGAAGATAAAGAGGTCTTCTTGAGTAAGTCGTCCTTCTCCAAAATGATTGAGGAGTACGTAGTCGAGAAGCAATCAAGCTATATCGATGCTGCATTGGATCTATGTGATAAAATGAACATCGATCATTATGATGTACATAAGTACGTCAACCCCGTTGTCAAAGGTAAGATTGAAGCAGAAGCAATGAAGCTAAATCTTCTACCTAAAACAGCAGAACTATCATTTGAGTAGTGTACAAACGCACTCAATCGTGGTAGAATATACTACAGTTAATACTACAGCAATACGGAGAAACATATGAGTTTTGCAAATCTCAAACGTAATAAAGACCTTATCAACAAGCTGGTAAACGCAGCGGAAACCACCAATGGTGGAGGCACCGAGCAGAAGTCGTACGGCGACGATCGCATGTGGAAGCCTACGGTTGATAAGGCAGGTAATGGATACGCTGAGATCCGTTTCCTACCTGCACCGGAGGGTGAGGACTTACCATGGGTTCGATATTGGGATCATGGTTTTAAAGGTCCAACCGGTAGGTGGTACATCGAACGATCTCTTACCTCGATCGGTCAACCAGATCCAGTTGGTGAATTGAACAGCCAACTATGGAACTCTGGTCACGACGAGGACAAGGAGACTGCTCGTCAACAGAAACGTAGGCTACACTACGTATCCAATATCCTGGTTATAAGTGATCCATCTGCACCTCAGAATGAGGGCAAGGTGTTCTTATATCAGTATGGTAAGAAGATCTTTGATAAGATCATGGATGTGATGCAGCCACAGTTTCAAGATGAGCAACCAGTAAATCTATTTGATTTCTGGGAAGGTGCCACATTTAAACTGAAGATTCGTAAGGTTGAAGGCTATCGCAACTACGATAAGTCTGAGTTTACGAGTCCATCATCGCTATCAGATGACGATAGTGTGTTGGA